CAGTAGCAATAACAGCAGTGCTAACAAGCTGTGGAGGATTCGGTATGTATTGCTCGATGAATTTAACGTTTTCATAGAGAGTTATACATTCACTACCATCTTCGCTTCTCAAATGACCAGATACTCGTTCTAGTTTAAACTCTGAAGCATATTGGCCTACTCTTTGATCATTCGGTCCAGGGCATTCAACAAATAATAGATCATCTTTTTTCTTTTTTGGCTCGTATTTTGGTGGCTCTACTGTAGGTTGAACAAATTCTTGTTCCTGATTCTGGGGGGTTTCTGATTGTGTATATACAAATTCGTTGGGGTTATACTGCAAAGGATCAAAACTAGGAATACTGAAATTACCACATTCTGTATATGTGCCATATTCATCTTTATCACTATCAATAAGACTTGTAAGATTATTTCTATGTACTCTTACACAACCAGGAATATCAACTATAGGTTTACTTATATTATTTAATGTTTGTATATCAGTCTTCCATACAGGTATCTCATGTATTTCAACCTTATTTATCTTGATATTTGGTATATCAATCGTAGGCATTTCTTGGTAAATATACCTCTACAAAAGAATGGCATTGAGGACAAGAAAGATTAGTAATCATGCTATATTCTCCAGACCTTAATGGATAATCCTCTTCATCTAAACTATGATCTCCACCCCAAATTAGTTCAGTTTTACAGTGCCAACAATTCATTTGATAATCGGCATAGATGGGCCAGTTACTTTTGGTAAGCCCTGATCTAATAATTTTGGCATCATGCCTTGTACATTACCTAATATTTCATTCATAACTCGGCTTTTAAAGTTCTCAGATGTTAAGTACTTGTAACCAAAGTAGGCTGTGCCACTCATAGAAGCTACCATTACAAATGAGATAATACTCAAAACATTAGCTATTTTTTGAAACATGATAAGAGAAGCACTAATTAAAGCAAGCGTACCAATAACATTTATGGTACTTTTCCTGATTATAGGATTAGCACCACTTTATGTCATGTATGGAATTATTGATAGAAATATTCCTGTTAAAACTAACTAGCTGGTACGAAACTTCCTTGCGTAGGTGTTTTTTGCTCACTTATATTAAGAACAAGACCATTTTCAATACTTGCAACTTGATCCGTTCCAAGGACTGCTTTTACATCAGCAATAATATCTGCTGTCTTTAAATCTGTTCTTGTTGTTAAAGATTCTGGTTTTGTTAAGGCAGAAGAACCATAAGATGAAGAGGTATAATCACCATCAACTCTAGTTACTGTCCAGTGTGCAGTATGACAGAAGCCATCGCTTACGTCAAAATCAACATTAGCTAATGCCCAGGTAGTAGTTGCAGCCATGATAAAAAAATACTTTTACTAATAGTTTAACCTTATTCTACGACTTCGCTTGGAGTTGCAACACCCTCTTCTTCTTGTACTAATGCAACTAATTCTGCATATTGAGAATTTTTAACCATAAACTGTTCGTAAACAATTGCATTTTCTTTTTCTTTTTGGTTCGCCTCGCCTCTAAGCTTATCAATTTCTGCCTTTACAGCATTAAATTTATCAGCAAGAGCTTGTGCTTCATTTTTACGCTCTTCGCATCTGTCAGATAGTTTTGACATAAAATTTTTGTAATTATTTTAAAGTGTAGCTGTTGGAACGTATAACGGCAATACGGTTTATACAGCGACCTTGTCTTCTTCTACTAATAAATAACCTTCATCATCAGTAATTCCCGCTGTTTTAATACTTGGATCTTGTCTTTCACCAACCACCATCCAAGAAATAGTATCTGTTGATGAATTATTTTCACAAACGATTGTTAATATATTATTTTCTACAAAACCTTTAACACTATCAAATCCAGTTTCATTTGTTGTAAAACATTGTACATCCCTATTTAAAACAACAAAAGTTCCTTCTGTCATTTTTGAAACTGTGTCAAGATTTATTGAAGCTGTACCTGATGAAAGTGTAACTTTACCTCTGTAAATATTATCGCACTGTGGACCTTCAATAAATGAGTGCCTTAAAGTCTTTGTAGCAGCAAGACTTGGCAAAGGATGATCTATAAAGAAAGATCCAGCACTTTTTGATAAAGTACCAACAAAAGTATGGTTATCATTTCTTACCAAAAATATTTGATTATCAGAACTATCAGTACAACGAATATTGGTATGCGAACCAGTACTATGGCCTTTAATAGTTACTCTTCCAGAATTATGAACTGTACTTGTATTTACAAGAAATTGATTTACTCTTGCAGTGCCATTAACGTGTAGTCCAGTTGTAGGGCTAGTTGTGCCAATTCCAACATCTCCAGACGAATTTATACGCATACGTTCGCTGCCAACGTGAAAAGCAACAAATCCATCATCTAGAACAATTTTTTCTGTAGAACCCGAAGTATCTAAACCATAACCATCATCAACTCTTATAAAGCTTCCTGCAACGTGTAATTTTCTATTTGGGCTAGTTGTACCGATACCTACTTTTCCAGAAGAGTCTATACGCATCTTTTCTGGCCCATTTGTGCCAAATGTCAACGCATTGTTGGTATGGTTGTATTCAATAAATCCAGCACCATTATCTTGTGGATCACCGAAACGTAATTGTGCTGCGGTATCATTTGGAGTTAAAAATTGTAAGGTAACATGGCTACTATTTTCTAAAGTTAGAACACTACTTGATGCAGAGGATACACTTCCAGCACTACCTTTATGGACATGGAGTGTTTGGTCAGGACTTGTTGTACCTATACCTACGTTCCCAGACGAATCGATACGAAGACGTTCATCTTGATTACCGCCAGTATTTGTAAAAAATTGCAGTTCACCTGCATTATTTGATCCAGATGACACAGCCTGTATTTTGGCAAAATTATAGTTAACGGTATTTGGACCTCTTCCTTGGAATTGAATCAACGGTCCAGCAGAAGTTGAGTGAGATCCTGATCGTTGCAGACGTAACTGCGGATCATCATTTAGAATATGAACTGTTGCAGATGGACTTGTTGCACCAATACCTACCCTTCCAGACGAATCTATACGCATACGTTCCGAACTGCCTGTAGCAAAAGCTAATACTCCTCCTCCTGACGTAGCATTAATAGTGTGTATAGCACCTAAGAAAATACCTGTATCACTGCTTGAAAATTCTAAACCTCTAGCCCCTCCATCAGATGAAGCACCAAAATAGGCATAATCCCCTGCTGCATCTGTTCTTTTTACATCAATCCTATAGCTTGGACTTGATGTACCTATCCCTACATTTCCAGAAGAGTTTATACGCATACGTTCTGACAAAGTAGCACTTCCGTCAGCAGTTGTAAGAAAAACTAATCTACCAGGAGTATCATTTGCACCAGGAGTACCATCTACATTCGCTCGTATTTCTGCTGCTCCAGTTGCTAAATCTGTTCCGTCATCAGCACAGAAAGTAACTCTTCCTAATTCATCACCATTTTGTACTATTGTTCTACTACCATCAGCAGCATTTCTTGACTTTGAAAATGTTAAAAATGCACCTTGAGCAGAGTTTCCAAATCGTCTTAAGGCAAGAGAACTTTCTCCAGCCGTATCTCCAGCTACTTGTATTTGTGCAGCTAATCCTAAAACTCCAAGACTTGCAGTAGTTCCTACAAGCAACCTCCCAGACGAATCTATACGAATTTTTTCAGTTCCATTATTGCACTGTATTTCGTATGCTAAAGCATCAATTCTAAGATTTTTCCTTACGCTATTTGTTCTATCAAACGCAAGTAGTCTTACTGTTGAACTTGAATTTGGGGCAACTTCAAAACCTTGATTTCCGTCAGAAACAGTAAAAAGTGAACTAGGATTTGTTGTACCTATACCTACGTTGCCAGACGAATCTATACGCATCTTTTCATCATTGGCAGTTTTAAATATCATTGCTTCAGACGATCTTTGAACAAGTTGTAAAACACCTCCAGAACTTAAAATAAATTCCGCTCCAACAGTTGCACCTGTTCCTGTAGCATTATTTTGTAGTTGTAATGAAGGGAAATTAGCATGAAATATTTTTAAGCCATTTCCATTCATGCTTGTTGTACTTGTTCCAATAGCTACTTTTCCATCAGAATCTATACGCATACGTTCTAGACTATTCTGATAAAGAGTGACAGGGTGGTTAGTACTTCCACCAAGACGAATTTCACTATCTTGAACAGTTTGTATAAATCCTTTTGTACTTGCACTACCAGACCAGACTTGTAAATTTGAATGAGCTGCTCCTTGAACAACTAATTCACTGTTGGGTGCTGTTGTACCAATACCTACCTTTCCTGACGAGTCTATTCTTAATCTTTCAGTAGGAGAAGCAGCACCATCAGCCGTTGTGCCGAATACTAAACGACCTGGCATATCATTACTTCCAGGTGTGCCATCTATTTCTGCTCTTATTATTGCAGCTTGTGAAAGACTATCAGTTCCATCACTACCTCTAAAATCTATTACTCCTACTTGATCGTTGTCTTGAAGCACTGTATAAGATCCAACTGTTGCTCCTCTGCTCTTAGAAAGAATTATTGTCGATGGACTTGTATTATTTGAAAATCTTGATGTAGCAATACCAGAAGTACCACCATCTATTCCAGCAACTTCAAATCTAAAATTCATTATTGGGCTGGTATGACCAACAAGCAAACGCTGTGAACTATCAACTCTAAGTGCTTCACTACCACCAGTTTCAACGGAAACAGTATCAGCAGCAGGGAATCTTACAGCAGTATTTGTATCACCAGCATGAATTATCTTATCCGCAATAGTTAAATCACTTGTAGATGTTATCGCTCCAGTAACAGCTAACGTACCAACAACACTTACTCCTGTATCAGCAGTTAATCTTGTTGTTCCCCCAGCAGCCAAGCTGACAGTATTCGTTCCACCAAATATTCCGCTATCACTATCTCCAAAATTTATAGCAGGTGCACTATTAGAACCATTAGGCATGGTCAATACACCTGTCAAAGTACTACCAGCTTTTGCTACATAATTAGTATTTGATGTGGTACGTTCTGCGACTGTTACTGCATTTAATCCAGCAGGGGTTACAACTCTATTTGTAGCTGTTCCAGTTGTAGTCTCACTATTAGTCGCTAATTCTGAAATACCCGAAACTGTAGTTGTAGCAGTAGGTGTTGATAAACTTCCTGGGCCAAATATTTTTACAATCGTATTATCACTGGCACGCATAAAGCCACCAATACTATTTATATTTGCGTTAAGTGCTATCTCACCGACAGCAGGTAAATCAGATGTACTTGGGGTACTATCCTGTACAACACTATTCTTTAATTTAATTTGAATTGCCATAGTTTACCTTGACTTAACTAAAGGATACATCAATTTAGTAAGTTCCTCCACTCAATACAGAAACATTCTGAAAAGAACCACCAGATTGTAGTACTAATATTTGACCTGTTGTAGGACTACTGATCGTAACGTCAGATAAATCATTCAAACTGGATACACTACCAGGTCCAGATAAGGTATCAATTCTATCCCAATCGTTTAATCCCATACATAAGCACCAATCACCTGCATCAAAACTTGTTGCTGGTACAACTGCTGTTCCATTTCCAGGTGTTATACAAACAAAGTAAGCACCAGTTATTGCTGCTGTACCTGCTGGTATTGCATTACCTACACTGAAACCTGCTGATACTCCAAAACTTGTAAGGGTCACTATCAATCCATTTGTTGCGTTAAATGTACCGCAGAATCTGAGGTTTTCTTCTGATAATCTTCCAAAACCAACAGAGAAGAAGCTGTTGCCGTTAAATATTCTTAGCTGTCCTGTAGATTCTTGTAGCCAAAACACACCAGTAGGCAAATCAGATATATCAGGTGATGCTTCCTGTATAAATCCAGTAGATAAGTTTGCCAGCTTATCCATTGTGATGGAATCATTGGCAAGGAAATTTGTTCCAAACGTACCAGTTGTAATTTTTGTTGTTGCTAGATTAGGAATATCAGAGGCAGCAAGAGTGGAACTTCCTGTAATGATTCCTTTTGCACTGACAGTTACTTTTATATGAGTACCAGCAGTAACACCACTATCTGCTATAGATAAAACTCCATTTCCATCTACAGCAAGCGGAGCAGAGCCTGAAGGTATTACAACTGCACCTTTTACTGAAGTTGTTGCAACAGGAAGATCAGATCCAACTAAAGGAGTTGTTGCTGTAATTAATCCCTGATTATTAAAAGTAATACCTGATCTGGTTGCACCAGTGACACTATTATTAATTGATATTGCACCTAAATTAGTAACAGATAAACCACCTGTCGATGGAACGCTAACCGCACCAACAGCAGATGTTGTAGCTTCTGGTAAATCACTTGCAACTAATGCTGCTGTAGATGTTATCAGTCCTTCATTATTATATGTAATACCATTTCTAGCAGATGCTCCACCTGTTACTGCATTGTTTATTCCTAAATTACCTGACGCTACATTTAATGATCTATCAAGATTAGATGTATTTAATTTTGCTGCTGTAATGGTTCCATCTGTTACTTTTGTTCCTGAGACACCTGAGATTTTACCGTCAGTAACAGCAAGATTGGCTATAGCTGCGGTATCAACAGCATTATCAGCTAATTCACTAGAACCAACTGCATTTGCAGAAATTTGTGTAGCAGTAATAGTATTATTAGCAATTTTGGCAGCAGTTACAGCGTTTGCAGCTAATTTATCTGTAGTTACATTTAAGTTTGTAATTTTTACGGTTGTGACAGCATCTGTTGCAATAGCTGCTGTATCTACTGCATTATTAGCGAGTTCAGACGCTCCAACGGCATCCGCAGCAATGTTATCAGCCGTAATAGTATTAGAAGCAATTTTTGCACCTGTTACAGCAGTATTAGCAATAGCAGCAGTATCTACTGCATTATCTGCTAATTCGTTTGCAGTTACAGCATTATTAGCAATTTGAGTAGCAGTAACAGAGGCAGAAGTAAGTTTCGCTCCAGGTATATCACCATCACTAAAATTAGTTTTGGCAAAAGTAATTGAACTATCAGCAATTTTTGTAACAGTTACTGATCCCGCAGCTAATTTGCCTTCAGTTACATTTAAATTTGTTATTGCTGCTGTATCAACAGCGTTATCTGCAAGCTCACTAGAAGTAATGGCATTAGCTGCTATCTGAGTTGCAGTAATGGTATCGTTTACTAATTTTGCACCAGTTATTGTCGCATCTGTAATCTTTATATTAGTAACTGCATTATCAGCTAAAGTTGCAGTAACAATTTGACCTGCTGTTAATGGGTAACTAAGTGCTGTAGCTGGTATTGATGCTGCATCTACTAATCCAAAAGCACCCTGAACAAAGTTTTTTGCAGTTATTTTTTTCGTTTCTGTTGCACTGACATCTGCAAGAGCAATCGGGTCTGTTGCTTGCAGTTGGGCTGAACCTAATTCTGGTAATTGTGTAATCTGTAGATCAGCCATGTCAAGTCACTTTTAAGTACATCATAAATCTTATTTTAAGGATCTTCAAGTAAAATACCATCTCCATCCTCTTGCAATATTTTATCACTACTTTCTAATAACAAGAATGATGGTGGAACTCCATTATGTAATTTTATTTCTCCATTAGTAACAAATTCTATTCGTGCTTCTACCAAACCACTTGCAGGTACATTAATAGCTACATTAGTAACAACACACATTGATTGATACCAAACGCTGTTTGTAGTTTGACTTGGATCGTGATATACATAAAATCTTCCCTCAAAATCTGCTCCCTGCTGCATCCGTACCAATAATTGACTTAAATAGACAGGAAACTCAGGACTAGCAAAGCCAGGTGTATCATTTTGAAAATTTCTATGTTGCCATATTGTTTGTATTGTTCCCTGTCCTGATATAAGACCATTTTCGTATTGTTTTCTAAATTCTGATCCTAAATTAGTAATATCAACAGTATCTCTTGTTGTTGTAATCTCAAATTCAGTAATCTTTGCAAGGGGTCTAAATCTAGTATTTCTGGTGCGTATTAATATATTTTTTGTAGAAGATGGTGCTGTTAATGTAAGTGCATCTGTAACTTCACCAGCTAATCCAGCTGCAAAAGTATCATATAACTTAATCCCACCCATATCATCAATATGAATATATTTACGAAGATCAGGGAAATTATGACCAGCTAATAATTCTAAATTAGTCCCATCAGTAGTTTCTATTTCAATTTGATCTCCTGTAATTAGCGATCCACTAATGTTTTCTACAGAAAATCTTTTCTTTGTTGTATTAACGTCAGCAGGGTTTAAAGATGTCGATATTTCAGAATTTAAAGCATCACGTTTTAATTCAATAAAACCTGTTGATCCAAAATATATAGACATTAATAACGGCTTTCAGTAGGAATACCATCCGCTTCAAAAGATATATCTGCTGCCATTACTTCTCCTACAGAACTTGTCATTGAAAAAGAAGTGATAACAGCTTTCATATCTATATAATGATGTGCGTCTACTAATAATCTAAATTTTACTTTTGGTCTTTCTATGCTTTGAGGAGTATCACCTGACCTTGGCATTATTTTATCTATCACAAAAGTTGATAAACGACCTGAATTATGTGTGCCACCCGTAGATTCTGCATAATAATAAATACTTGCAGATCCAGTTGTGCTTGTTATTCCAGGAATTATTGTTCTATCAAAATCACCTAATGATACAGTTTCTAAAACAGATGTATTTATAGTAAAAGACCACGATCTTACTTTTGCAACTTCATCTGCATCTTGAATACTATTATTTTCGTTATCTACAAATAACTTGCCATCTTGACCTGAATAAAACTTAGACATCGTTTTAGTTTAATTTTAAATACATTCTAATCCCCATCGAGGCAAGCGACAAATTTACATTGAACATTTGATCTACCAGGTCTGACACTTGTAACTGTTGGAGGACCATCAAATCTATATCTTAACAAAGTATTTCCAGATGTATCTCTTCCTTGGAATCTACTTCTTAAAGCTACATTATTTACACCAGCTATAGAACTATCACTCGGAAAATGTATATAATCATATACACTATTAACTTCTTCATATTTTTCTAAAATTTCATTTGCCTGTGAATCTGTAATATTTGTAAATCCTAAAGTTAATTTTGCATCTGTTTTTTTATTTCCATATCTTATGACACTTTTTGCACCATTTTGTGCAACAAATTCAGTTTGTGGATACGTTCCAGGGGTGTATGACCTAGAAGAAGGTTTTATATTAGGAAAATTTATTATGTCTGTCATAAGTATTTAAATAATATCGTGTGCAGAATAGTTCATTACTGCAAGTGTATCATCTGCATTAAGTGGAGAAAAGCTTGCAGAGATATTTATTAAACCATCTTCACCATACGAAATAGCTTCTATTTTATAAACACGATCAGATACTGAGGTATCAGGCACTGTAAATACAGAACCTCTAAACCTTGAAGCAGCCCTGTTATTAGTTATTTGTAAAGCAGTAACATCTGAAACAGATGTATCACCTGGTTTCCAAAACATAATTTGTGTTCCATTACTTACCTCAATTTGTGATTGAATAACACCATCATCTGTTATCACACCATTAGCAAACCTATTGGTATGAGTAGCTTCTGAATGTAATCTTATATAATCTCCTGGTGCGAGGTGCATTGCAGCTTGTGGTGTTGTGTCAAACGTAACTCCATGATCTACTTTATTTCTTATCTTCAACGCATAATCTAAAAATATTCTTGCGTGTTCTGAACTCGTACAGAATAAAGATAGATCAAAATTTTCTCTCGGATCGTTTTCTGTAGTAGTGTTTAATCTTCTGTTGATTACCTTGGTTTCAGGAAATCCATTTTCAGTTTCATGTCGATAGGAAGCAAAACCTCTAAAGTCCTGTCTTTCCTCTGCACTTAAAAAACTAACTTGTAAATTTTTTGTATTACCGTCAGTAAATAAAGCTTTAATAAATGGTTTTTGACTAGGTTCTATTAAAAATGTATCTGGATTAAATGGAACAGAAGGAAATAATGAAAATCTACCACCTAATATCGTGAAATCTAATAAACAATATTGTGCGTTTTGGAAAATAAATTCTCTTAGATTCTTCTCATCAACGATTACACCATCCCAAAATAAACTATTTGCTTTACAAAATTGAGATGCTATTTTCATTCTATCTTCATCAACAGACCTAACACCGATCAAATCTCCAGCACCAATTAAAGGATCTGTTAATAAAGCAAAAACAATATCAGGAAACAAATTAGAAGATCCAATCGTTCCATCAATAAGATTCTTAATACTTAATCCTTCTTTAAAATAAGCTGATAATTGACTAAAACTTGAAAACTCTTTACTACTGTTTATTCTTATACCTGATACTGCGAGATCTCTATAATTCATAAAATCTCCAGAACCTTCCACCTGTTCATTTACATAAACTATTTCATGCTCTGGTTCTTCCATATGGCTTGGAACTTCAGCTTCAAAACTTATAAAGTCGGCAACCGCACCATAAGGTAATATGTTTTTATTATTTACTGCATCTCCTATTTCATTGTCAGGCCAAGGATCTGTAACAAATTCCTGACTTGTAACTAATGCCTGCACTCCATCAAGACCAGAAAAAGATTGTCCACCTCCACTTACAGCAGGGATATTTACAGTAGATTCAAATGTATAACCTGATCCAAAATCTGTTAAAAACCATAAAGCACCCCCAGAGCTAAATAATTGTATTGTTACCTTGGCTCCAGAACCACCACCGTTTGCTGTGGTCAAGCTTACATTTTCGCTTGTATGAACTACAGTTGATCCGCTAGGTAATAAATTTTGCCTCTTAATTTTGTAATCATCCCAACCAACATCAATCGGTCCTTCTTCTTCTCCTCCACTTTCTACAAAATCACCAAATACATATCTAACCGAATCAGACTCATAATATACAATATCGTCTACAGAAAAACCTCGTTGAAGTTCTACTGCACCTATATATTTTCCTTCAAAAACAAAATGAGCCACAGGGTCCATTTGTTCCATAAATAAAATATAAGCAAAAGATCCCATAACTATTCCATCCTCAGTAGGAAAGTCATA